CGCCACCACGTCACCCAGTGGTGGGCGCCCCAGATCGCCAAGGTCCGCATCAAGGTCTACCCGAACCGCGCCGCCGGTCTCGCCGCAGAAACCGAAGCCCGCAACACCGAACACCCGCGCTGGAACATCGAAGCGCGCTGGATCCACCGCCACTACTGGACGGCCACAATGTGCGCCGACTACATCACCGCCCTTGAAAACCACACGCAGCGCAAGACGCCCCGCTACGAGCGAAAGATTCACAAGGCACTGGCACTACAGCGGGAGAAGTTCACCGCACGCCAGCCCGCATGACCGTTTTTGATGAACGGTTCATGACGGTTCAGGAACTCGCCGGCTTCCTCGGGATCAGCCCGACGAGTGTCTATAACCGGCTCCATGAGTGGCCGCACATGAGGACGACGGCGAAGGGGATCATCCGGTTCCGCGAAGCCCATGTCGAACAAATCCTCGAATCCATGACGAAGAAACCCGCACCACCAGTGACCCGGCCCAACGTGGGCACGAGAGCCAGGAGGAACCGATGAACGACCAGGAAGCACTCCAGCAGATCAACGAGGCGCTTAGCCTCTGGTTCGACGGCAAGCAGGGCCCGATTGAAACCCTGAACCGTATCGCCCAGATCACCGGCGAAAACTCAGCCGCGTGACGCACATGGCAACGACGATCCGTTCGACAACGGGCACCGCCCCGTTGACCTTCGACCGCATCAGCCCGTCACTCGTCCAGATCACGGACGAACTGGGCGCCACCCAAATCTATTACGTGACCGATGTCCGCAAGGCCCTAGAAGGAGAAGCATCATGACAACCACAGCCAAGCACCGCAGCACCTGGACCGCCGAACGGTTCAGCGCAGACATCCGCCAGCTCGGAGCCGTCGCCACCGGCAAGCGCGTTGACCTCACCAAGGGATACCGCAAGTGAGCGCCGAACGAGGCGACCTCGCCCAACTGATAGCCACAACCCTCGACGGCATCTTCGGGAAACGCGACTTCGGGCCGACTGTGCAGGATCACAAGCTGGCCGACGCAATCCTCGCCGCGGGCTACTCGAAGCCCCGCACGATCACCCTATGGGGCGCGGCATTCGTTCACAATGGCGCCTTTTACAAGGAGTACCCAACGAGGGAAGATGCGCAGGCGTTCGTTGATGGGATGGGCGAAGTTGGGGCGCACTTGGTAGTTGTAACCCGCGAGCATACGCCCGCCGTCTACAGCGAGTGGGTGTCGGCATGATCCCCGCAAGCAACATGCACGCCCGTTGGTTGGTTCGCCATTACGCGAAGCAGCACGTAGCCGAGACGTTGTGGAACGAGCCTTCCCGTGAGTGGATCGCACGGGCGCGTCGAACCCAGGCGGCGATGAACGCGGCTATCGGGGCGCGAGTGAACGGCGCCGACCTGAACCAGCTCATCACCGACTTTGAGGAACTGGAGTCTGTCGAGTGCGGCACCCACCCTGACCTTGTTGTGAACAACGCCGGCACCGTGGACAACACGCTTGACCTCACCGAACGCGTCACCAAACAAATCAACGACAGCATCACCGAACTGCTCGCCTGCGCCGAACCGTTCGCCCGCACAGAAGAGAAGGTCAGCGCATGACGAGCTACCTATTTGGCGGGAACAATCCCCGGCCCTCGTCGTATGGCGCGACCACCACCATCCTCACGCCCTGCACGTCATGGTACGGGCACAAGTTCGAGAAGTTTGATGATAAGTCCATCTTCTGCCCGACGTGCGGCACCACCAAATCAGTAGGAGGCACCAAGTGACCGCCCTGCTAGTAGTCGCAGTCGTCTTCACGGGCATCCAGTCGGCCCGCCTCATCACCCAACCAGCCAGGAGGAACAAGTGAGCAACACCCACCTCGACCAAGCCGTGAGCCGATTGCGTAACGGCACCATCAACGAAGTAGCCCGCGCCAACGTTGAAGCCACGCTCGCCCTCGCTTACGAGCAGCGCACCGCCAACCTGATCGCCATGTGGAGCAATCCTGAGGCGAAGTCCGGCGACGCGACGTGGGGCATAAACGAGTCCACCATAGGCGCGATCCTTCAGGAAATCCTCGAAAGGCTGGGGCGGTCATGAGTCATTTGACCACCTGCACGATCCGCCGAGAACTAACCGGCAACATCTGGACGTATTTTTCAGACCCCGACCCGGGCATGCAACGACCGCAGCCACCACGACGCCTACACCGAGGAGAACCAGTGAACGCCCAGCACCCCCAAAACAGCAACGTCCAGCAGGTCAGGACGTTCTCGAAGCAGGCCGTCCTCAATCATGTCCCGCGGAACCTGGAGGAGGAGCGGCTGGCGTTGCGGTACTTGGACAAGTGGGCGCCGGATCTCGTGGGGTGTCATCATGGGTGGCGTGCTGTGACGCGCGACGAGATCCATCAGGCCATGGAGGATGATCGGCAGGAGATTATCGGAGCACATTATGATGCATTGCTGCAATCCAGAGTCCTGTCATGACCCCGAACCCACTTGACCCCACCGAGCAGGCCGCGTCCCGGGAACTGGACCAGCTACGCCGATGCCCCGACAACTGCCCGTGTCGCACGGAAGACGCCATGACCACCCCGCTCGACCTGGACGACATCGAATAACCTTGTCCACCGACTCACTGTGAATCACTGCAAAAAGTCAGTGAAACAGGATAGAATCAGAACCTACGAAAGAAGGCATTATGAGCCTGCAAGTATTCAATGAGCTTGAGCAGGGCACGGACGAGTGGCTTGCTGCACGGTGCGGCATTGTCACCGCGTCTGTTGTTGGCCAGCTCATCACCCCCAAAACGATCAAGCCGGCAGTCAACGACACGTCACGCAGCCTGACTGCAACACTCGCCGCCGAACGCATCACCGGGCACGTCGAGCCCATCCAGGCGAACGCAGCCATGGAACGCGGCACGTTGGATGAGCCCTACGCCCGCGAAATCTACAGCCAGTACTTCGCTGAGGCCGTCGAGGTTGGGTTCATGGTCCGCGACGACTGGGGGTTTCGGCTCGGTTACTCCCCCGATGGCTTGGTGGACGATGACGGGCTGATCGAAATCAAGTCCCGCAACCAGAAGATCCAGCTCTCCACGATCCTGGCTGACGAGGTGCCGCTCGCGAACATGGCGCAGTGTCAGGCGGGGCTCCTGGTTTCCGGGCGCGAGTGGATTGATTACGTGAGCTACTGCGGCGGGATGCCCCTGTACGTCAAGCGCGTGTACCCGGACATTCGCTGGCACCTTGCGATCAAGGAAGCCGTCGAGGCCTTCGAAGACGCCGCAGCACTCATGGTCGCCAACTACCAGGATTCCGTCGCAGGCATGCCCACAACCGAGCGCATCAACCACTACGAAGACATGAGGTTCTGACATGGACTTGACCGAAAGCATTGCCCCGCGCAGTGACCAGCTAAATAGTGATGACCTCGTTACTGGTCCCATCACTGTCACCATCACCGAAGTTCGCGCCGGCAACCCCGAGCAGCCCGTCGAAGTGCACCTCGCAGAGTTCCCCGGACGCCCCTACAAGCCGTCCAAGAGTATGCGCCGCGTCATGGTGCAGGCGTGGGGAGCGGAAGCCAGTGCCTACGCTGGTCATCGCCTCACACTGTTCCGCAACCCTGAGATTACCTTCGGGCGCGAAAAAGTCGGCGGCATTGAAATTGCAGCGATGTCGCACCTGCCGAAGCGCCTCACGGTTTCCCTAATGGTGACCCGCGGCAAAAGGAAGCCGTTCAGCGTTGACCCCCTGACCGAAGCCCCGGCCCGCGACTTCCTGGCCGAAGCAAACGCGGCAGGCGACAACATCCCAACCCTCCGCGCCCTCTACACCGCCGCACAGTCAGCCGGCGAACCCGCCGACACCCTCAACGCCATCAAAGCCCTCGCAACACCAACCGAACAGGCATCATGACCCTCACCGTATACACCCAGCCGTCTTGCCAGCCGTGCAAGGCGACGAAACGCTGGCTTGACCGCCGCGGCATCAGCTACCAGGAAGTGGACGTAACCACCTCCCCCAAGGACGCCGAAGCAATCCGGGCGCTCGGATTCAAAGAAGCGCCTGTCGTCATCGTAAGCAGCGGCGACCCCGAACTAGACCTAATGTGGTCCGGTTTTGACCCTAACCACCTCACCAAATACGCAACCCGAGAAATGAGCAACTGAACATGGCTGGCGAAACAACCCTCACCGTTATTGGCAACCTGACCAACGACCCCGAGCTGCGGTTCACGCCGTCAGGTTCCGCGGTCGCAAACTTCACCATCGCATCAACCCCGCGCACCTTCGACCGCAACAGTAACGAGTGGAAGGACGGCGAAACCTTGTTCCTCCGTGCCAGCGTATGGCGTGAAGCTGCGGAGAACGTCGCCGAATCCCTCACCAAGGGCATGCGCGTCATCGCATCCGGCGCCCTGAAGCAGCGATCCTACGAAACCAAGGAAGGCGAAAAGCGAACCGTTATCGAGTTTGAGGTTGACGAAATCGGCCCGAGCCTCAAATACGCCAACGCCAAGGTCAACCGTACTCAGCGCAACGGCGGTCAGGGTGGTCAGCAGCAGGCCCAGCAGCCCGCACAGCAGGGCAATTGGGCAGCAGCACCCCAGCAGTCCGCAGCCTGGTCCAACGGTCCCGCGGATCCCCCTTTTTGATCACCAGAAAGTCACTGCAATTCACTGCATCAACCCAGTAGGCGCCCCCGAAAGGGGGCGCCTGGACCCCCAAGGAGGACGCTTTGAGCAAGTTTCATCTCACCGTGGCGGACAACATGGCCGCACTCGCAAAATGGCACACCGTAGAGCACCCGCTCACGTCGTGGGCCGCCTGCCCGCACAGCCCGTGCGACCACATGGACACCGAATTCCGGCGGTGCTGGAAATGAGCTACCAGTACCGGGGCAGCAGGCATGACGTGCCGGCGGGGCTGTCGCTCGTCACAGCCCCCCGCCCGCAACGCAAAGCCCCCACATTCAACCGCGCAAAGTGCGGCACCAAGGCCGGATTCAGGCAGCACCAGAACCACGGCGTCACCGTATGCCCCGACTGCCGGGAAGCCCAAGCCGACTACATGCGGGCCTACTACCAGGCAAGGCGGGCCGCATGAGCGCCCCAGATCCGGTGAACCACCCCAGCCACTACACCGGGCACCCCAGTGGAATCGAGTGCATCCAAGTCACGGAACACATGGGCTTCAATCTCGGCAACGCCATCAAGTACGTGTGGCGTGCAGACCTGAAGAACGACGCGCTCGAGGATCTGCGCAAAGCAATCTGGTACATCGACCGGGAAATCCAGAAGCGGGAGAGGGCATGAGCGCCGCCACCGAGGAACGCAAGGCCGCCAGGAAGCTCGCCGACCGGGAACGCAAATCACAACACAAGACCGTTCGAGAGGGAAAGAAATGAGCAACCCCACCGTCCACCGCGACATCTGCGGCACAGTCCCCGGCTACAGGCTACACAGGAAGAACGGCGAAGAACGCTGCCAGCCATGCAAAGCGGCATGGACCGAGCGCTGCAAAAAGTACGCGCCCGAACCGAAGCCCACCGCCGAAGAAGTCGCCGCCGAAATCGACTGGCTGCTATCACTCAACCAAGGCAAGCACTACGTCATCAACGCTGTCGGCTACGTTGGCCGCGAACACGCACTGAAGTCACGCCTGATGCGGGCCTCACGCCCCGACCTGGCAACCAAGCTTTCCATCATGGAGCTGACGGCATAGTCATGCGATTCCACTCACTGCGAATCACTGTATTCCCGTCAGTGATTCACTGTAGAATGTAACAAGGCAAACAAAAAGGGGCCAGCGTCGGAAGCGCCGGCCCCTCGAAAGGAACTCTCTGATGAAGACAATAACACAACCGAACGACAGCGCAATACAAACGCTCCTCACTACCGCGGCAACCATGCTCGAAGCCGCCACCTCGCAGCGCATCAACGCCGTCTCAGTTGCCTACTCCAACGGCTGGACCTACGAGCGCATCGCCGACACCATCGGGCGCTCCTACCCCGCAACCAGGGCCCTCGCCATCAAGGGTGACAAGTGACCAAGGATCGACGCCTGTACGCCAGGTTCGACATCGGCATGGACGAGCACGCCAAGGTGATGCTGTTGTCTGACGCCGCGTTCCGGGCCCTGTTTGAGTCCACCCTTTACGCGCGCCGGCAGCTCACTGACGGGTTCCTTGACGAGCGTATTGTGTCGCGTAAATGGGGCAGTGATGTAGCAAATGAGCTTGCATCGAACGACCCCGAACGCCCGTCGTGGATCAAAACTGACGGCGGCTGGATGATTCACGACTTCGCCGAACATCAGGTAACAACCGCGGATATACAAGCAAAACGGGAGGCTGGGCGCAAGGGCGGCCTAGCAAAAGCTAGCAACGGTCTAGCACCTGCTAGCAAAGTGCTAGAGCAGATTGCTAGCACATCCCTAGCTAAGACAGAGACAGAGACAGAGACATTAACTACTGTGCCGGGATCCTCTCGCAAGAAGCCCGCCGTCCGCATCCCGGCGGCATGGGCGCCGAACGAAGCGCACACACAATATGCCAGTGAGGAAGGAATAGCTCTTGACTTCCAGGCCGAGCGATTCAGGACTCACGCGGAAGCCAATGACCGGCGAATTGCGAACTGGGACGCGGCTTTCAAGAACTGGCTACTAAAAGCCGAGCGCACCACGAAGGCCAAACCAGCTACTACCAGCCCATGGAACAAGGAGTTTTACAAATGACCGCCGAACCCACCACCCATGACGCGGTTGCCGAACAGTCAGTCCTCGGCGCAATGCTCATCAGCCGTGACGCGATCAGCGAAGTTGCAGACATCCTCGACGGCGGCGACTTCTACCAGCCGGCGCACGATCTGATTTACCGGACGATCCTTGAAGTGAACGGCGCGGGTAAGCCGGTCGATGCGATAACGATCAACGATGCGCTGTCTAAGGCTGGCGAGATTTCTCGAGCTGGCGGGCCGACTTACACGCACGAACTGGCGCGACTGGTCCCCTCAGCTAGCGCCGGCGCCTACTATGCCGAGATTGTGGCGTCTGCGGCTACACGGCGCCGGCTGACCGCTGCGGGCCGGAAGATCCAGGAGTTGGCAGGATCCGGCGGGGATGTTGATGAGCTGGTGGAGGCGTCACGGCGCGAAGTTGACCAGACCTCACGCGCCAGTGGATCCGCGGTCTTGTCATTCGGCGAAACCATCGACACGATGCTGTCCACGCTGGACGAGGAAATCAACCACCGCCCAACGCCGTGGAATGCGCTGAATGATGTGATTGGCGGGCTGCGTCCTGGCGCGCTGTATGTGGTTGGCGCCCGTCCGTCCGTTGGCAAGTCCGTTGTTGCGCTGAACCTAGCGCAAGGGCTCGCCGCTCACGGATCGGTGGCGTTCTCATCCCTCGAAATGAGCAACAATGACGTCCAGATCCGGGCCGTGTCCGCGGACCTCAACCTCGATGTCGCCCGGCTCATCGAACGGAACCTAACCCCGTCCGACTGGGGCAAGATCCGGGACCGCCGCGCCGCATGGGGCAACGTACCCCTGTTCGTGGACGACCGTTCCGGCGTGACCATCACGGACATCAAACGGTTTGCCCGGTCCGTGAACCGTCGAAAACCGCTGGCCGGCGTCATCGTGGACTATTTGCAGCTCATGGCACAGCCCCACGGCGATAAGAGGCCGCGGCACGAGTTCGTCGCGGACATGTCCAGGCAGCTCAAGATCATGGCGATGGACATGGAAGTGCCGGTCATCGCACTCTCCCAGCTCAACCGGGCATCCGAGGCGCGCAATGACAAGATGCCGATGCTGTCCGACCTCCGCGAATCAGGCGCCGTCGAACAAGACGCCGACGTTGTGATCCTGCTGCACCGCGAAATCATGGGCGACACCAAGAACGACCTGTCAATGCTGGTTGCCAAGAATCGGCATGGCGCAACCGGGCTGGCATCAATGCAGTTCTGGGGCCAGTACAGCAAGGCCCTCGACTGCGGCGTCACCCCACAATCAGAAGCTAGGAGAAGGGCAGCCTAATGGACGCGGAAAACTATTTCGACAGCACGGTCCGGCTTGATGTTGTGCTGGCTGAGCTGCTGGTGGACCTTGAGCGGCGTCAGGTGGCTTTGTGACGCCCTCAAAGTCACTGCGTGTCACTGTATGCGGCCAGCAAAAACTGGGCCCTTGGAAACGAAAATGGAAGGTTTCACCAAATGAGCTATTTCCCGAAGTCGAAGAACGCCGCCCGGATCCTCGGGCTGCTCCGCAAGAAGCCGCGAAGTGACACGCCGTGGCAGAGGCTTGTTGACCAGCAGTTTCCGCGCTACAAGGACGATGACCTGCGCGAGGTACTGATTGCCATTGCATGCCCCATTGTGTGCGTCGGCGTGGTCAACGTAACCGGATGGCATAAGGTGTGCGAAAAGCACGCGGACGACGCCATTGCTGCACTTCGAGGAACCAAGTGACCGCCTACCACCGCCAGAAGGGCTCGAGCTTCGAGCGCCTGGTCGCCGACTACTTCAAGGCGCACGGTTTCCCGTTCGCTGACCGCCGCGTGAAGTCAGGCGCGAAGGACAAGGGCGACATTGGCGGGGTCGGCATCCATGACCAGCGGCTTGTGTTCGAGGCGAAGAACACGGCGAAGATCAACCTCGGAACCTGGGCCACGGAAGCAGAAGCCGAGCGAGTCAATGACGAAGCATTGGCCGGGGTCATCATCCACAAACGTCACGGGAAGGGGCAGGCCGGCGATCAGTGGGCGACCATGCCACTCGCCGATCTCGTCGCCATCCTCACAGGAAAACGCCCTCAACTTTGACCACCGATTCACTGTGAATCACTTGACAAATGTATATACACGCAGCAGATTCTTCTTGTCAGAACAAGCCCCAGGAGAGGTAAGAACAATGAGCATCAGCGACACCACCAACGGTCACAGCCTCCAGTTCGATGTACCCACCTGGGGCGACTACCTGAATGGCGGCTATGGCGAACTGGTGGCGCAGTGCTCATGCGGTCAGCACGAATACGTGTCATCGCAGCAGGAGGGCCAGTACTGGCACTGGCTGCACCGCACCAATGCCGGATACCGGGGCGCCGCACTCCTGCGCCTCCTGGTGGAGAGCCCCATGCCCGAGGGCTGGGTTGAGGAAACTATCCCGACCGTCACAGCGCTGGCTACAGTCGCCCGGCGAGACCGGCGCTACACCTGCCACACCTGCATCGGCGCCGGCTCAGTCCTCGTTGGCGGCGGCGGCTTCGGTGGACACTTTTACGCTTATGGCGTCACCAAGCGCGACGTGTGCCCGGACTGCTCAGGCAGTGGCCGCACCGAGCGGTGGGCCGCATGGGCAAGACCCCACTGCGGGCGGTCCGCGTAGATCCCGAACTCTGGGAGACGGCGCGGGCTATTGCCGCAGCGAACGGCGATACCCTATCCGCGATAATCCGTGACGCGCTCCGCGAATACGTCCATGAGAAGCGGCAGACGCCCTCAACTTTGACCACCAAGTCACTGTTAATCACTGCACAAATGCAGTAGACTAGACCTACACCCACCCTTGCGCGGTGGGCACGAAATGGAGATGAGCGCCATGACTGAATCGGCATTGCAAGAGATTGCGCACCAGCTAGAGCAGTTGGCAATCGAGCAGTACACGGCAAACCTGATTGCATACCAAGCCAACGTAGAGAGATCCTACGCGAAGAAGATGAAGATTCCCCGGTCAGATCAGGCCGCCGCGCTGAACCGCCAGATCATCGACCGACTGGGCCTGTCATGACAATCCTTCAAGAGCTGATAACCCTCGTGGACAGCCTGGACGAGGACCAGCACGATTACCGCGATGTGCGTGCTATCAAGCGCATCGCCCACAATTTGCAGAAGATCGCCGAGAACATGGAGCCCGCGAAATGAGCTGGTTCCGTAAGCCCAAGCCGGCTGGCACTCGCCTGCCGTTGCAGGAGGCCCGTGTCGCGTCCGCGTGGGGGTTCACCGAGGACGGGTGGACGAGGCTGGACAATGCGGGCCGGGCGTACTGCCGGGACAACTACACGAAAGCGCCGAGGTACGTGGCATGAGCGAGGACATCCGAGCCCACCAGGCCAGCATGCAGCGTGACGGGGCCGACCTTACCGCGGCGATCATGACCAGGCGCCGACGTAAGTGCATCGCGGAAGGATGCCACATTGACGGGGCATGCGGGAGGTGCGGGCTGTGAGCGGGGTTGATCCGGTATTCGAGGAGTGCTACAAGGCATTCCCGGAACGCCCGTGCATCGACGCGGCCGAGACACTCTACACGCGTGAGCAGTTGGACTTCCGCATTGACTACTGGATGAGCCAACTAGCCAACCTGACTAAGTGGGGCAAGCCATGACCGACCGCACGAACAATTACGACTTACTCCTGGCCCGTGAGTCAGAGTCCCGCGAACGGATCGCCAAAGCCCTGTACGAGATCGAACTGCAACGCGGCAACGGGGTCCACTGCCCATCAGCCATTACACACATACTTGAGGGGGGCAAGGCATGAACGACATGGCCGCGGTCATCGCCGCGCATCAGCCAACGACGGGCATGCAGGTAGCATCGGGAGTCACCTGCCACTGCGGATACTGGAACGGCAGCGAGCGGGCTGGAATAGACCGCCCCGTTGGATTACAGGGCCTCATCTGGCACCAGTCGCAAATGTTGGCCGCAGCCGGTTTTGGCAAGGTGAGCACATGACCTGCAAGTGTGGCGCCGAGAACGCCGCGGGAATCTATATCTGCCACTCATGCTGTGCCCGCCTGGAGCAACTACTCTGCGAACTGGACAGCATCGTTGAGGATCTGGTGTCGGCGATCCCGCGTGCGTCCCTGACAGCCTCGTACGGCGAGCGGGTCAGCGCCTCGGGTAGCCTGCACGCGCCGTTGCCGATCAACGACACCGCCCTTGACGCGCATATGGCGTTGGACAAGTACCTCATGCGGACCTGCCTGGAGCTAGCCAGTTTCACCAACATTCACCTCAGCCGGCGCGACTCGTCAGGGCTCGCTAGTTACCTGCTCGCCCACATGGGGACGTTGCGCACGATGGATTGGGCCGGGGCTGTTGAGGGCGAACTAGGCAAGCTGCTGCGGGAGTGCGAGGACGTCACTCGCGTTCATGAGCAAAAAGTGTTCGCCGGGACATGCGCTGAGGACGGGTCAGACTTGTACGCGGTCAAAGGTGCTGACACGGCCCGGTGCAAGACGTGCGGGCTCAGTTACGAGGTAGCCAGGTGGACGGCTTATGCGCAGACCGCGAAGGACTACTACATCGGGACCGCCGCTGACCTGTCACGCAAACTCTCGGCGCCGCAGTACGGGTACCTCATCACCGCCGACCAGATCCGGAAGTGGGCGACACGCGGCAAACTCGACCGCGCCAACCCTGACGCGGACGAAGACGGCAAACCCATCCCGCCCGCGTATCGGCTCGGGGATGTTCTCGGGCTACGGATCGACAGGTACAAACAATTTCCAATCAACGGAGCGGCATGAAAAAGTCAGAAATCGTAGGCATGTTCATTTTCTTCATCATCGGCATCGTGTTCCACGAGCAGATCTTCGCGTTCTTTGGCCATGCCGCCTGAGTCACTGCAAGTCACTGTTGCGGCACAGTGATTTGTCCTGTATTCTAAAGATAGTAGAGAAATGGCTTCCGGAAACGGGGGCCTTTTCTTTTGCCCACGAGCTAGGGGTCGCCATGAGCGTTCAGGTTGCAGAACTTCCGCCCGTACTGAATGCAATGACGAGGTGCGACCGTTGCGGTTCGCGCGCCTACGTTGTGGTGATTCTCAAATGGTCCCCCAAGCTCAGGCAGGGCGGCGAGTTGCTTCTATGCGCTCACGACTACCGCAAGCACGAGCAAGCCCTACAGCCGTTCGTCGCGCAGATCATTGACGAGCGCGCACAACTGACCAGGCATATCCAAGACGACGGACATTTCGAATGAAACGGAGGGACGGCATGTATAACCCATCTGCACGCCCCAGGCATCCGGTCGCCGTCGCTGAACTCAACGATGCGAACGCCCTCCGCGGTCTCGTTGCCGCCATTGACGACAAGCTGGACGCCATGACAACCGCCGGCTGCCGATCAGGCGCCATGCATGCGCGGGCCATTCTCATTGGGACGATCAAAGCCGTTACCCCATAAGTTTCCTCTCGCGTGGTAAAGCGTGTCAGCCGTGATGTGGCTTACGCCTTTCCACGCCTCGCAAGCCGCGGCCTGCTCAGCCATAGAGCTGCCACGCGAGAGGGATTCACTTGCAGAGCAACGCGCGAGCCCGTCCATTGGGCCAGCTCGCCGGGCGATGGTCTTGTATTGCTACGGCCAACCATCGCTGCTCTGCATCAAATGTCCGCGACCATGCGCGGCTCAACAAATACGTGGACGGGTCGCTGGTGGCACCAGTTGATTAGGACAGCGGTTCAAATCCGCCCCGACCCACTGACGGCGAACACCCCCGAAGACAAGGCGCCACGAGCGCACCAAGCGGGCAGAGTCAGTAGCCGTTCAACCTTTCATCCCCTGAGCAAGGAGCCCAAATGAGCATCTGCAAGTATGGCGCCGCATGGACGCCTAACACTGAGGCGATGACCTCGAGGCAGGCCGCGAAGTTCCTTGGGATGGGCAAGTCGGCTATAAACCAGCATCGCTCGGGCAAGTGCTCGTGTGAGCAGGCTAAGCCTGTTGCCGCCGAGCCTGCTACCGGGCGCCTCGAGTTGTCGTCTGACGGTGGATCCTTCACTGGCATTGAGGTTACTGAGCCGATCCGCGGTGACTGGTCCGCAGTGTTTGCACGGTTCAACCTTGACCCTGCCGAGTTCGTTATTGCCGATGACACCGTAAAGATGTCCTCCTGGCAGTCATCGAAGCGCACCGATGACGGCGACCGCGACATTGTGTGGCTCTACTCCTACTCGGCACGATTCACCCGCAAGAGTGTTGAATCGCGCCTCGACCTGCCGGCGCTGTATGCGGCCGCTAAGAACGTCATTCGGCGTGAAGGCCGGCGGCACAACGAACGCGCAACGGTCATTGTGTGGGCGGATCCGCAGATTGGTAAGACCGGCTCACGGGGCGGCACTGCTGAACTGATCGAACGCTCCACCGTGATCCGCAAGAAGCTGGACGCACTGCTTGCCGAGCGCAACCCCTCGCAGATCCTTATCGCTGATGCTGGTGATGGTATCGAGGGTTTCGAGTCCGGCGGCAACCCCATGTTTACGAACGACCTCAGCCTGTCGGGCCAGCTTGATACTTACGGCACCGAGCTGTTTGAGTACATCAACCTGGCGCACGCTTACGCGCCGGTTACGGTTGCTGGCATTCCGTCCAATCATGCGGCCTGGCGCTGCGGCAAGCAGAACCTCGGGCGCCCCAGTGACGACCTGGGGCTGTTCATGCACAAGCAGGTTGAGAAGGTCACTGAGGCATCCGGCATGAACGTCTCATGGACTAAGCCTGCCGAGTACGACGAAAGCGTGTCCGTGGATTTCTACGGCACGAAGATTGGCCTCGTTCACGGGAACCAGTTCGGTCCCGGACAAGCCGTTACGTGGTGGCAGCGCCAAGCCTTCGGGGCTCAGGCGGTAGCCACTGCGGACGTGTTGGTGCACGGTCACTATCACAGCTTCTCCGCCTCGGTTGCTGGTCGTAACCCGGTCAGTGGGCGTCAACGGTACTGCCTCGGCGCACCCACCCTGGACAACGGATCCGACTGGTTCCGGCAGACACAAGGCCGCGACAGTGACCCCGGGCTCATGGTGTTTGACGTTACCGACAACGGGTTCGACCTTTCGTCGCTAACCATCCTCACCGCATGACCTGCCTGCTTCTACTCTGCTGGATCCTGTTCTGCATTAGCTGCTTGGGGGAAGCGTGAGAATCCTGAACGCAATAGCCGAGTACATCGAAGCACGCGCCGAACTCGTCCGCGAAGAAGCCGCAACGACCGGGCTCCGCACATACAGCCGCGCCTACAAAGAAGGTCAAGACGACCTCATGGGTTGCGACTGCGACATGGCCGACGAATCACCCGATTGCGGGTAAGTCTGAGTAATCAGCTTTTGTGGGCTAACCCTGAATAGTGGCGAGCTTATTTAGGGTTGAGGCCGCAACGAAGACTAGCCGGGATGAGGCGTCGCTACCGCCTCGGATGGTTGGAATAAAGGATAGGTAACGAACTCCTAGGAGGTCACTATCTGCCGCGCTGGCTTACGCGCACGGCTACCGCTGAGAAGCAGGCAGCCACACTAACTTACGTGGAGGGTAGATGGTCAAGCGCAACACTGCGACACGCGACATGCATCGAGCCCGCATCGCACGCGACAAGCCAGCCTGCCACATATGCGGAGTAGCTATCGACTATACGCTCCACTACCTGGATCCGATGGCCTTTGTCGTTGACCACGTCCAGGCGTTGAAGAACGGCGGCGCGGACACTATCGAAAATAAGAAAGCCGCCCATAGGGAGTGCAACTCCAAGAAGCGCGCAAGAGTGTTCGCTCCAATCGTGCGCCGCTCTGGCACCCTCGACTAAACCCACACCAAGAACTGAACACAAAAGAACCACGGACTAATTACCCGTAGGTAGAGAAGCCCCGAGTCCTTAGCTCGGGGCTTCTCGCATATCTAAGGACATGACATGAACCCCTGCTCGATAGACCACTGCTCTAACCTCATCGGCAAGCATGGCGCAAAGGGCTACTGCTCGATGCACTACAAGCGATACCTGAAGCATGGCGATGCTGCGACCATCACGAAAGCGCCACGCGGATCAACGCCGGAGCAATCCCTGCACTTCGCAGGCTGGCAAGTAGCGCCAACGTCTGGCTGCTGGAACTTCGCTGGCCGCAAGAATGATGACGGCTACGGTGTCATCACTAAAGGCCGAGCGCCTTACCTCGCACATCGCGCCGCGTATGAAGTATGGACTGGCCCTATCCCCGATGGTCATGTGGTCCGGCACGCCTGTGACAACCGGCAATGCATTAGCCCCGCTCACCTACTCACCGGCCTACCTGCTGACAACACGCGGGATGCGGTCGAGCGTCAACGCATGGCTAACGGTGAACGGCACGGGATGCATAAGCTAACCGACGATGAAGTCAACGCCATGCGATGCGAGTACGCACGAGGTGGCGTTACGCAGCGCGCACTGGCGAGGCGGTATAGGTGCAGTCAAGCGCAGGTCAACAACGTGCTGCTGCGCAAGCAGAGGGCCGACGAGACGCACCTCATCGCAGCCTGACCTGACGCTCGACTGACCCACCCGGGGGACCCCCTATGCCCCTTCCCTATGCCCCTCTGGGTGTAGGCGATTTCTCTCCCCGAGGTTTTTTTCCAAGCCGAGACGTTGAAAGCGGGTGGTTTTGATGGTTGCTAAGCGTCCCCTGCGTGCTGTTTCGGCGGATGAAAAGCCGCCCGCGCCAAAGTCTGTTACTGAGGCCGCTAAGAGTGGCACTACCCGCGAACTGCTGTCCGCTATGCGGGGCCGGATCGCGGAGGCTGTCGAAGATCCCAATACTCCGGCCCGTGACCTTGCTGCTTTGACGAAGAGATTGGTTGAGGTGGTGCGGGACATCGAGGCGATTGACGCCCGTACTGAGGAAGCGGAGTCTCATGCCACGGTCGAAGACGGAAAGTTCGACGCCACGGCTGTCTGAGGCCGCCCGCGAGCTGGTGATTCCCGAGGGAATTGTGACTACTGCCTGGCCGCGGATTGTGGCGAAGTGCGCTGAGATGGGCGTTTCGTTCGATTCCTGGCAGCACGGCATCGGCTCTATTGCCTTGGGGAAGCGGAAGTCTGGGAAGTACGCGGCGACTGTTGGCGGCATTGTTATGTCAATCCCCCGGCAGGTCGGTAAGACGTTCCTGGTGGGCATGATCATGATCGCCTTGTGCGTCATTTATCCGGGCTTCACGGCGTTGTGGACGGCGCACCGCACGAGGACGGCGTCTATGACATTCGCCTCGATGCAGGCGATGGTGAAGAAGAAGAAGATTTGGCCGCATATTGATGCGATCCGCACGTCTAACGGCGAGCAGGAGATCCGCTTCAAGAACGGTTCTATCATCATGTTCGGCGCTCGCGAGCAGGGTTTTGGCCGTGGCTTTGACAAGGTTGATGCCGAGATTTTCGATGAGGCTCAGATCCTCAGCGAGAAGGCGCTCGAGGATATGGTTCCGGCTGCGAACCAGTCCACCCAGGAGGCCGGCGCGTTGCTGTTCTTCATGGGGACGCCGCCGCGGCCTACTGACCCTGGCGAGGAGTTCTCGAACCGCCGCTCTAAGGCACTGTCGGGCAAGGCGAAGAACATCGTCTATGTCGAGTTCGCTGCGGATCCGCAGGCTGATCCTGATGACCGTGAACAGTGGGCGAAGGCTAACCCGTCGTTCCCGCACCGCACGCCTGTCGAGTCGATTGAGCGTATGCGGGAGAACTTGACGGACGATGATTCGTTCAAGCGTGAGGCTTTGGGGATCTGGGATGCCGAGGATTCGGCCCGCGTCATTGATGAGGTTTCGTGGAATCTTGCAGCGGATCCGGCGTCTATGGCGATTGATCGGCTTTCGCTTGCGATTGACGTTCCCCCGAACCGCTCGATTGCGTCTGTTGCCCTGTCTGGGCAGCGCGCGGATGGGCGCTGGCATGTGGAGCTTGACGATAGCCGCAAGGGCGTCGATTGGGTTATTCCGTGGGTTGTTTCGCGGGCGTCTAAGAATCGCTTGCACGCCGTTGTTGTTGATGAAATGTCGGGCCTTGTGGAGCGCCGGCGTGACCGTAACTATCTGATCGGCACGGACATTGTTGTGACTCTTGCGGCTGCTGAAGGCAGGGACATGGCTATCGCTTGCGCGAAGTATTACGACGGCATCATTGACCGCTCGGTTTTGCATACGGATCAGCCGCAGGTGAACGTTGCGCTGTCTCTCGCCCGGAAGCGGCCCCTTGCGGGTGGCTGGGCTTGGAACCGCAAGGATGCAGCATCCGATATTACGCCTGTTGTGGCGGAAACTCTTGCCCTTTGGGGCGCTCAAAACGATAACGTGCTACGTCCTTCGCGGCGTGCTGGATCTAGGACGGCGGTGGTGTTGTGAGCTTTGAAAAGCTTACTGTTCCTGGGCTCAGTGACGACGAGCTGGCGACCCTGAATGAGAACGCCGAGGAGTTGGCGGACAAGTCTCGGCGGAACCTTTTGCGCTCGTCTTACTATGACGGTAAGCGTGCTGCCCAGCAGGTCGGCAGTGTCATCCCGCCGCAGTATGCGAACATCGGGCTTGCTCTTGGCTGGGCCGCCAAGGGTGTTGACGGCTTGGCGCGGCGCTGCAACCTGGAGAAGATGATTTGGGCCGGCGGCGATCTTGAGTCGCTTGGCATGTCTGAGCTTGAGGAAAGTAATTTCCTGTTCTCGGAGGTTTCTCAGGCGCGCACGGATTCACTGCTTCATGGCGTCTCTTACCTGATTACCACCAAGGGCGATACTGCTGCCGGCGAACCTGCCGCTCTGGTTCACGCCAAGGACGCCCTCAATGCTTACGGTCAGTGGAACGCGCGCAAGCGTTCGCTCGATAACCTCCTGTCAGTCACTTCCCGCGAGGACGGCAAGATTACCGGCTTTGTCCTATACCTGGACGGGCTGACGATCAGCGCTGACAAGGTTGATGGCGCGTGGCAGGTGTCGCGCTCCGAGCATCCTTGGGGCGTTCCTGCTGACCCGCTGGTGTACCGTCCGCGGGGTTCCCGCAGGATGGGGCGTTCGAGGATTACACGGCCCGTGATGAGCCACCAGGACTCGGCGCTTCGAGCGCTGGTTCGGCTTGAGGGTCACATGGACATCTACACGATTCCGAAGATGATCCTGCTGGGCGCCGACGAGTCGATCTTCAAGAACGCTGACGGATCCCAGAAGGCATCTTGGCAGGTCGCTCTTGGACGGACCTTCGGCATTCCGGATGACAACGACTCGAATGTCGCCAATCCCCGCGCTGATGTGAAGCAGTTTGATGCTCAGTCGCCTGACTCGCACCTAGCGCAGTTGAATGCTCTGGCTAAGTTGATGGCCCGTGAGACTGACCTCCCTGACTCGGACTTCGCGCTGACTGACATGGCGAACCCGACGAGTGCTGATGCTTATTCGGCGTCTCGGGAGAACCTGATTTCTGAGGCTGAGGGAACGATGGGTGACTGGTCGGTGCCGATTCGGCGCACGGTGAACCGGGCCCTCGCGATTCAGAACGGGCTTACGGAAGTTCCCGAAGCTTGGGGATCCATTGAGACTAAGTGGCGCTCACCTATCTACCTGTCTAAGGCTGCGGCGGCTGATGCCGGCGCTAAGCAGATCGCGGTTATTCCGTGGCTTGCTGAGACTGAGGTCGGGTTGGAGCTGTTGGGCTTGGATGAGCAGCAGATTCGGCGGGCGATGGCGGATAAGCGCCGCGCCGCTGGCCGGGCTGTTGTCGCGGCTCTGACTCCGACTCCCCCGACAAATGCTAACGGCGGGTGAGTCTAAGGCGGCGTTGCAGCTTGTCACCGCCGCCGCCGTAAACACGGTCACGTCGCTACTTGGCAGGTCTTCGGGAACACCCGAACAGCGCCGCGCTTTGCTGCTTGATGGCGTCCCTGAGGTTGTCGCTTACTACTCGGCAGGGTCTTCCGCGCTGGCGGCTGACTTCTACGACGATGAGCGGGAGCGTGCGGCGCCTCCAAAGCTGTATCTCGCTGAGCCAATAGTCATCGACCGCACGGAGAAGATCCGCCGGGCTGTCGCTTGGGCTTCTGACCCGCTGTTCGCTGGTGATCCTGGGGCTACGGCGGGTCGGCTCGCTGATGTTGTTCAGCTTGAGTCGGCGCGCCCGTTTCGGGACACGGTGCTGACGAACCGGCGGCGGGATCCTTCCGCGGTCGGTTGGCGGCGGGTGACTAATGGCGGCTGCAAGCTGTGCGTGATGCTGGCCTCTAGGGGAGCTGTCTACACAGACCAGACGGCAAGGTTCGCCACTCATGGGCACTGCAAGTGCACCGCGCAGCCGGTGTTCTCATCTAACGACTACGGCGACGAAGCGAACGTCATGCAGTACGTGGCAAGCCGCAAACGACGGACCCCGGAGCAGCAAGCAAGCCTCCGCGAGTACCTGAATACCAACTTTTCAGATTTCCCCGGATAACTGGGGGCAGCGCTACGGTCGCGCTTCAAGACCGGTCTTATGTCCGACGGGACGGAAACGGGGCAATCCGATGAGTAACGAAACCACGACAGGCACCGAGCAGCAGGCCGCGCCGGTGGGCACTCAGGAAACTGAGCAGGCCACGCAGGGGCAGTCGTTCTCGCAGGCTGACGTTGAACGCATCGTCAAAGAGCGTTTGGCGCAGCAGGCCAAGAACAAGTTCGGTGACTACGACGACCTGAAGACCAAGGCTGGCACTGCGCTGACCCTGGAGCAGCGAATCGCGGAAATGGAAACACGGGCGCAGGCCGCTGAGGCGGAATCGCGCCGGGCGGCGATTGCAGCCGAGTTTGGTATCAGCACGAAGAAGGGCCCGAAAGGCGAGCCGTCTGACGCTGACCTGTTTCTCACCGGAACCGACGAGTCCACTCTCACCGCACAGGCGCAGCGCCTCGCGGGTCGGGAGGAAGACCGAAAGAAGCAAGGCAACTTTGCCCCTAAAGAGGGCACGACCACAACCATTGGCGGAGAGACGGAAGACCTTCGGGACTTCGCTCGCAAGCTTTTCAACAAGGAGTAAAACATGGCCGCTCTTACTACCGGCTCCCTGACCATCCCGAAGCAGCTTCTTGAGCCGTGGGTAAACAACATCCACAAGGGTTCGACCATCTCCCAGCTCTCGGGTTCCATCCCGATGAAGTTCGGCGCGGGCGAAGCTTTCGTCTTCGATTCCGGCGAAGCTGAGTACGTCGGCGAAGGCGCTAACAAGTCCTCGAACGATGTCACGAAGACTACTCAGACCGTTGAGCCCTTCAAGTTCCAGAAGACCATCCGGTTCACGAACGAAGTTCAGTGGGCCGACGAGGACCACCAGCTCGGCGTCATTCAGGAGATCCTGAACCAGATCCAGCCGGCACTGTCCCGCGCACTGGATTACGGCGTGATCCACGGCATCAACCCGAAGACCGGCGCTGTCGTCGGCGCTATGCAGCGCCTCACGTCCGCCACGACTTCTGTCGAACTCGCCGCTGCGGATGCTCCGTACGTGTCCACCGACGCCGCTATCGCTGCGCTGCTGGCTGTCGATGGCGTGCCTAACGGTATCGCCATGGATCCGAAGTTCGCTGCGAAGATTTCCGGTCAGCGCATCGCCGCCACGGGTCAGAAGCTCTACCCGGACTTCACCTTCTCGAACGAGGCTTCCACGTTCGAGTCTCTGCGGGCCGCTACTTCCAAGACGGTCGGCGCTACCGGTGTTGCTGCTGTTGACACGAAACTGCGCGCCGTCGTCGGTGACTTCTCGGCTATCCGCTGGGGCGTTCAGCGTGCCATCGGCCTGGAACTGATCGAGTTCGGTGACCCGGACGGCAACGGCGACCTCAAGCGCAACAACCAGGTCGCGTTCCGCGCCGAAGTTGTTTACGGCTGGGGCATCGCCGATGTCAACCGCAACTTCGCCAAGATCGTGGACCTGGTCTAATGCCGCGTCTGCGTAACGAGTTGACCGGCGCTGTTATGTCTGTCGAGGATTCCACCGCTGCCCTTCTGGGCAGCGAGTGGGTCGCGGCTGATAAGGCTGACGAGAAGCCCGCAGCGCGCCGCAAAGCTTCGGCTTCTGCGGATTCCAAAACCAGCGAATAGTAGAAGGGGGCGGTCATGTCTGTGACGCCAAATATGATTGCGGTTGCTCTTGGGCAGACCGCCCCCGAGCCGGACTCGGTAACTGACGAGCAATGGAAGTTGTGGATCGGTGATGCAGAAATGCTCATCGAAGCGCGGCGGGTCTTGCTCGGCGCCGAGGTGCCGGATGAGGCGCGGCTGGATTACGTTGTTCGCGAGGCTGTGGCGGCGCACATCAAGCGCCCTGATGACGCAACGCAGGTAACTGTAGCCGTCGATGACGGGTCCTCTTCTCGGTCTTACAAGACTGGCAAGGGCCGCGTCACGATCTTGGATGAGTGGTGGGCGCTGCTGGGGCTGGTTGAGACTAGCGGCGCGTTCTCGGTGGACATGGTCGGTCCCCGCTCAGGCGCTCATCTTCCCTGGTGCTCGCTGATGCTCGGCGCGACTTACTGCTCTTGCGGCGTGGACATCGCCGGCTATCCGATCTTTGAGGACGGCGGGCTGTGACCTTCGCTGATGACGTGATTGGCGTCCTGCCATTCCTGCGGGCTCAAGCCGAGTCGCTAATGATCGACACCTGCGACGTGACCCGCCCGGGTGAGCCTGTGACGGATCCCGACACGGGCGACGTCACCCCAAACTCGACGCCTGTCTACTCGGGCCCGTGCAAGGTGCAGCAGACCATCTCCCAGGCGTCGAACCCTACTGCGGGCGGGCATTCGTTTACGGTGCAGGATTCGCGGGTTGATTTCCCGGTTGCGGCTGGTCCGTTGCTGGTGGATGACGTTGTGACGATCACTGCTTCGGTGCTGGATCCGCAGCTTGTGGGCTCAACGTACCGGGTTGTCGAGTTGTTCCATAAGTCGATGGCTACGGCGCAGCGTACCCGAGTTGAGCAGGTGACGGAGTGAGCGCGGATGCGAGCGAGCTTGACGGCTTGGCGAAGGCGTTTCGTGCGATCCCGGCGGCGATGGTTCCGAAGATGCGCGGCGTGGTCGCGAAGTCAGCCCTGAACACCAAGAAGCTGATGATCGCGGATGTGAAGAAGTCCACCCACTTCCGTGGCAAGAAGAAGCCCGGACTTGATGCGTCTATCGACTATGACCTGAAGGTCTTGTCGTTCGGTGGTGACGCGGTGATCGAAGCCGAGATTGGCCCGAACCGTGCCAAGAACGTCGCCGCTGGCCTCGCGGGTATCGCCTACTACGGTACGTCTCGCCCTGGTGGTGGGACGGTTCGGAACCCTGAGGACGCGATGCTCGAGGAAGCCCCGAACTTTTACGAGTATGCGTTCAAGGCGACGGAGGGGCTGCTGTGATCAAGGAGCACTATGACGCGGTGAAGGCCCTCTTACCTGCGGGCTTGACGGTTTATCGCGGCTCGGTTCCGAGCACGCCTACTTACCCTTACGTGGTTTTGTGGGGCGATCTTGGCGAGGAGTCCAGCGGCGGTCCTGATGGTGACAGCCTGCAAGATGTGCCGGATGTTCTGTCGCTGCGCCCGCGGATCACATACGCCGGCCTGACATTTGATTCGGTGCTGATTGTCGCTAGGAACGTGCGTGCGGCCCTTAATCGTAAGACTCCCGTGGTTGCCGGTTGGTCGCCGGGGAAGCTGCGACAGGCGCCGCTGATGGACGTTCAGACGGACACGAGCGTGACCCTAACCGGCGGCGCTAATCCGGTGTTCGCTGTTGACGAGTTCGCGCTTGTCGCTACCAAACTTTGACCGAAAGGCTGCTCATGACTGAGTTCATTGACGCTTACTCGAAGACGACCGGGGCTAAGCAGGTGGTTCCGGCTTCCTGGCTGGACCGCAACGACGCCCCGTTCAACGACCTTGCTAAGACTCCCCGCCAGAAGGCGCGGGAAACCCCAAAGCCGGCCTCGCCGGAAACGAAGGAGGCCTAAATGGCTCGCGTTCTTGCTGATGGCAAAACGAAATTCACCGTACTGGTTACTGCCCCGGCCAACCCGGCAGCACCGACCGCAACGGAACTCAACGCCGGCATTGACCTGTCGTGCGACATCCTGTCCAGCGACTTCACCTGGGGCGCTACCGATTCGGACAAGGTCGCTGAGAAGGCCCTGTGCGATGAGGGCAACGCCAACGCCATTGGCGCCTCGAACTATGCGGGCGGGTTCACCCTGTGGCGCAAGTTCGCAACTGCTGGCGGCTTCGATGAAACCGCCGAGGCTGGCTGGCTGGCGCTGAAGGAGAAGGGCGCGACCCTTTACGGTTACGCCCGGCAGATGGACAAGGACGCCACCGACCCTTGGGCCGCGGCTGACGAAATCTACCTCGGCGGCGAGTTCATCACGGACACCCCGCAGCGCACGGATGGCAGTGGATTCATCAAGTACAAGATCCCTGTTGAGATTCAGCGCGGCTACCCGTTCGTTGAGGTTGCGGCGGGCGCGTAGTTAGACCGGTTGGCGGCGCGTGATTAGGCTCCGCGCCGCCAACTCTCACTTTTCCGAGCCTAAGCCTACGAAATGGAGCCTAACCCATGAGTGCAACACCGCAGGATTTTGATTTTGATAAGTGGCTTGATGATGCGGAGCGCCCGGAGCGGGCTGTGACTGTGTATCAGAAGGCTGGCTTGATCGCTGAGCTTGACCGGCTCGAGGCGCAGATCGTGAACGCCGACGATGACGAGGTCGACGGCCCGTCGATGGGCGGCGGCGTTGGCAAGCTTCACGCCGAGTACGCGAAGGTCGCTAAGCAGTTCCACGATTCGGCGCTGACTGTCACGGTTGGCGGGCGTAGCGATGATGAGAAGCGCGAGTTTGCCGCGGCGAACCTTGACGTGAAGCCGGAGGATATGGGTTACGCGATCTTGGCGGATGCGATCAGTTCCCCGAGGGTGACGCCGGCGCAGTTGAAGCGGTTTGAGAAGAAGGTCGGGCCCGCACAGTTCGGGCTCATTCTCGCCGGATTCAAGAATGCTTCCGAGGAGCTGCCTTCTGTGAGCGCCGATTTTTTGCCGAAGCCCTCTTCACGGGGCGATGGTGGCGAGTCCTAGCAGCGCTGAAGACGGCTGAGCGGTTCCAGCGCCCGCCTTCCGCCTATCTTGGGCCTTTGCCGGAGTCGAAGGACAGGCTTTTGGAGTTCGCCTACACGCTCTATATAGAGGGCTTGTGTGATTGTGGGCGCCCCAAGTTTGAGTGCCGCAATGAAGCTAACGCGGGCCTGTATGAAGTCGCTGACGTTACGTGCCATGCGCAGGCTGCGGTTGAGGAACATACGGGGCAGAAGAGTTTCAAGCCCGAACCGGGCCAGCGTTTCTACGCGACCGAGATTGACGAAGACCTGATTACCCGCAGGTCACTCTAACCCCTG